TTGAAAGTAAAAAAGCACAATTAGAAACAGACGTTGAACAAGGAAAAGCGGTTACAACACCTGCGCCAGTATTCAACGAAGAGCCAGTACAAGAGATGAAAACTCTTGGACAAGCACTTTACGAGAGTAAGTCTGTTCAAGCCTTCATAAACGAAGGACAAAAAAACATCACTTCTGAAATCAAGTGGTCGCCATTAGTAGAGAAGAAAACACTTCTTACCGAAACTGGTTATCCACCAGCAGTTGTTAGAGATGATTTAATCGTCCCTACAGCTTTAAGAAATCCAAATTCAGTTATCGATCTATTTGATGTAATTCAAACTGATCAATATCAGTACAAATATTTGGAAGAAACAACCTTCACTAATAACGGTGCAGAGGTTGCAGAAGGTGGCGCTATGGGCGAAAGCGCATTGGCGTTCACAGAACAAACAGAGAATATTAGAAAATTCGGTGTATCTATACCAGTTACAGAAGAGTTACTAGCTGACGTGTCAGCTGTACAAGGTTACCTAGATAGCAGATTAAGAACACAACTTAATTTACGTCTAGATAGTCAACTTCTTAATGGGGACGGATCAGCCCCTAATATTCGTGGTATCTTAAATAAATCAGGAATAAACACTTTTGATTATTCCTCTTATTCAGGAAACCTAAAGAGAATTGGTCAAGTGTACCAAGCAATAACAGAAATCAGGAAAGACGCTTTTGTCGAGCCTGACGCAATTATCATGCACCCTTCAGATTGGAACGACGTTGTAACTGAAGTAAATGCTGTTACTACAAGTGGATCTTTAAATCCATTATTTGTAGGCGCAGGCATGATGAGTGGCGCACCAACCGCAAGTATGTGGGGTGTACCAGTTATAGCTAGTACCGCAATAGGTGCAGGAACAGCACTTGTCGGCGCTTTTGGTGGCGGACAAGCAGTTCACATCGTTTCTAGATCAGGTATTGAAGTAGCCATGTCAGATAGCCATGACGACTTCTTTACTAAAGATAAAGTAATGATGAAAGCTAGCCTTAGATTAGGTTTCCCTATCTACAGAGCTACTGCATTCTGTTCAATAACTAACTTCTAAGAAGTAAGTTAAATGGTTTTGTTTTCGCACTCATCATACGAGGTGGGTGCGGAACAAACAAAGAAAAGGAAAACAATGAAATTAAAAAAAGATTTATGGATCAACGAAGAAGGTAAAATCGCTGAAGGAACTGACGGTCTTCCTAAAGGGTGGGCTAAAGGTAAATTACTTGGTAAAAAAGGCGATGAAGTATCTGATCTTCAAGCTAAAGAGTGGGGAATAGATAAACCTAAAACAAAAGCTAAGGCACCTGCTGAAAATAAAGCTAAGTAGTTCTAATGGCGCACGATCAATATGTAGATAAAGATGATCTAAAAGGCATGATCGGGCTAACTGGATCAGGTCAAGATAATAATATTGACAATGCGATTAATGCGTCATCTAGACTTATTGATCAGATAACAGGAAGACACTTTTATAAAAGTCAAAGCGTGCAAGTTAAACACTTTACACCCAACAACGAATATATTTTAGATGTACCCGACATAGCAAACACAACAGGTCTAATCGTTCAACTAGATACAACTGACGACGGATCGCACGATAAAACAATTACTTTAGACACGGATTTCTATTTAAAAGCATTAAACGTAACTGATATGGAAGGGGATTACAATATCCCTTATCAAAAATTAGTGATCTTAGATAGAAGATCTGCCGAAAGGTTTGATCCTGATATAGTTAAACAGGTTAAGATAACTGCTATATGGGGTTGGGATAATATTCCTGACGCAATCAAGCAAGCTACCTTATTGCAAGCTAGTAGATTATGGAAAAGAAAAGATAGTCCATTTTCAACTTATGGATCTTCAGAAACAGGCGAAATGGAATTATTTCAGAAAATGGATCCTGACGCAAAGACTTTAGTCCGTCCTTATATTAAACATCGCTTATAGATCATGGCGAAGAGCTTTAGCCAAGAATTTAAAGTTACAGGATTAAACAAAGTAAAAAAGAAAGTTGATCTAGCTAACCTATCAAATAAACCGATCAGATCTTATATGCGATCTTCTGCTTACCTGATCAAGAACAAAGCACAAGAAGTAGCCCCAGTTGATACAGGTGCGCTAAAAAGATCTATTAGATCGACACAGATCAAAAGCAGGGGAAGACTTCCGCAAAGAATACAAGTCAGATCAGATAGTCCGAAGTCGAAGTACGTTCATGGGGATCCTAAAAAGAATGGTCGATTAAAACTTAGTGAGCCTTTCACTAGATCTAAACCCCACTTCCCGCCAGTTAGAAAGTTGCGTGGTTGGGCTGAAAGAAAGCTAGGAAATGCAGATCTAGCTTACGCAGTAGCACGATCAATAGCAGAGAAGGGAACACCGCTTGTACCTTATTTATTGATTGCTGAAAGAGATACCAAGACAGAAAGAAAAGCACTCTTAATAGATCTAAGTAACGACATAGAAAAACAATTCAAAAAAATAAAATAAAAAAAATAAAGTTTTTTTCAAAAAAAGGGCAGATCTTTAAAAAATCGATGTATTAGATATATATATAGAGAAAAATTCTCAAAAAGGGGATTTAGTAAATTAAGGAAATAAAATGCTAAAAATATACGACACGGAAAATCAAGGAAGGGAAATAACTATCTTCAAAGAAATTGAAGTCAAGTTAGAAAAGTTACTACAAGAATGGTTTTTATATTCTTGTAATGAAACTTTTACAAGATTAGCTAACGACAAATATAAACAAATAGTTCCATTATTCAAGATAGCCCGCCCTTACTATCCTGAACTTATTAATATAAAAAGGTATGCAGACTTTATGTCAGGAAAATGCACAACTATTGACCTGACTGAAGACGAAGTAATAACTAAAATTGATCAGCTTGTATCTAAGTAAATGGAACTAGGCTGAAAGGAAGGGAAGTGTAAAAACTTCCCTTTTCTTTTTATAAATCAAAAAAGGTACTTGCATTATATTTAATCTTCGATTAAGATACTTAGTATAAGTAAAAACATAAAGGGGAAAAAATGAAATACTACAAAATCGGATTAGACAACATCAACGGTGTCAATGAATATTACGATATTGACGCAGTCACAGAGTGGAAAACAGTTAATTGGCTTAATACATATTTAACCAATAAAGGTTGGGACTTTAGTGATCTTGTTGATAAAAAAGTTTACGTTGATCAATTTAATAGTGGGCTAGGAAAAAGAAAAGTCATGGACATTAATATTAGTGTCGCTGATTTTGGAATGATTAAGATCGACACAACTACCAGTTGGGGATCTAAATCTTCATGGGCGCATGATCCAAAGACTGGACAACGTACAGAGTGGGGCAACGATGTACATGAAGACTGGATCGCTGAAGATGTAGAAAAAGATTTACAAGACAAGATCAGAAGACTAGAAAGGCTAAACAAATGAACTGGGGTGTTATTGTACTTGAAGATGATCACGTAAAGCGTGATATAAAAAATCATTGTCCTAGTGGCGAAACTAAAACTACTTGTGATGTTTCTGTTATTAATACAAGATCAGGACTTCGGATTACAACTTGTAAACCTTGTAGCGTAAAACGTTTCGCAGATCGTGGGAACGGTTGTTATACAGTATTCTATAACTCATTAGATCTACCGTCAGCCGAAAGGGTTGTCGTAAGATCCGTGCCGTTTAGGTTATAGATAATAAAAAAAGAAAGGGAAATAAAATGAAGGGACTAGCAGGATCAAGAGATCACGCAGAAGAAAGAAGACAGGATAAGTTTATTGAGCTTGGGGAAAGAAGGATCAGAAACGCAACTAAGCAGTTAGAGTTAATTGGAAACTTAGGTAATCCTAATTTTTATAGTTCTACTGATGAACAGAAAGAACAGATTAGATTACATTTAGAAAAAACATTAAATCATCAATTAGACAGACTATTTAATTACAAGCCGACTAGAAAGGCTTTTAGTTTTGATCTACCGATCGACGACTATGATACAGAATTTGAAGAAGAATGAAACGCATACTATTAGATCTTCAGACTTTCTTTCAGGGCGGATTGTCCGAAGATCTAAAGTCATGGATCCAAAGAGATCTAAATAAAAGAGTTAAGATATTATATTCAATAGAAGGAACTATTGATCTGATCATAGAAGGAAAATCAGTTGAACAATGTGATCAGATCTTTAGATCTAAACTTCAGGATCTTAAAGATCAAGTAACGCAGATAGATCATACAGAAATCTACAAGACTATCGAAGGATCTTAGTCTATGCTATCATCTAGTCATGGCGACTTTAACACAAATAAGATCGGGAATAGCGACGAACATATCAGATAACATAACTATAGTTTCTGTTTATGCTTATGTCCCGCATAGAGCAGAGCCACCAATAGTCATAGTAGGCGTTTTAGATACACTTGAATACGATACAACAATGGCTAGGGGATCTGATAAGTATTTAATCCCTGTTAGACTTTATGTAGCTAACGTGGACGATCAAGACAGCCAAGAAACCTTAGATCAGTTTATTAAAACTTCAGGATCTAATTCTATGAAATCCGCAATAGAAAGCGATAGAACATTGGGTGGCGTGGCGTCTTCTGTTAGAGTTACAGAAGTAAGAGATTACGGCGCTTTTGAGTTAAATAATACTGACTTACTTGGCGTGGAATTTCTAGTAGAAGTGATAGGATAAAGGTATGTATATAGCTACAGTAAATTTAAAAATTAATAATAAAGAAATAAAAGCAGGCGAAGTCATAGACAAGAAACCTGCTAAATGGTTATTAGATCAAGAAATAGTAATTAAAGTTGATAAAAAGAAATATCAAGAACAAGTAATGGAAGAATTAGGAAAGACAGAAGAAGAATAGTAACATGGGCTATGGAAACACACGATCAGGATCAGGATCATCAAGAAGAAGATCTAGATCAGGATCATCAAGAAGAAGGAATAGAAGATGAATAATTGTTGTGGGGCTTGTCCCGATACGTGTAAAGGTGGTAACTAATGGCTTTTAAACACGGTAAAGATACAAAAGTTTTTTTAAACAGCACAGAGATTAGCAGTTTCTTAAATAGCGCAGACGCTACAAGAACAGCAGACGTCGCAGAAAGTACAACTTTCGGTAAGTCCGCTAAAACATATATTGCAGGATCTAAAGACGGTACAATTTCTTTAGCAGGTTTTTATGACGCTACTTCTGACGGTGTAATAGCACCAAACTTAGGAACATCAGATCAAGAATTAGTTATAGGCTTAGACGGCTTAGACGCTTTAGATAATACAGCTTTCGGAAAAGGTAACTTCACTAACTACGGGATTTCAAGTCCTGTAGGGGATATAGTTGCTTTTAGTGCCGACTTTCAGTCAGACGAAGGGATCTTTAATGGAACAGTTCTAGAAAATGCAACTGTTACAGCAACAGGATCAGGCACAGCAAGAGATAACACAACCAGTACAACTAACGGTGGTGGCGCGTTCATCATTGTTACTTCTGCTAGTGGAACTGCACCAACAATAGACGCTAAAATTACGCATAGTGCCGATGACAGTACTTATGCTGATTTAGTAACATTTACCCAAGCAACGACAGCAACGTCCGAAGTTAAAGTCGTGGCTAAAGGTACAACAGTAAATAGATATCTGAAGGTTGAATATACATTGACAGGGACTTCCCCTAGTTTTGATGTTATAATCGGCTTTGGACGTAATAACTAAGAAAGGATAAAGAATGGCTTTCGTACATGGAAAAGACAGCGTATTCAAACTGGATAATTCAGGCGGATCGCTTACAGATATATCAGCTTATGTAAATAATGTTGATTTTCCTGAAACCGTTGATATTGCAGAAACTACAGTTCTTGGAAAAGACAATAAAACATATATTGTTGGACTAAAGGACGCAACACTTTCCCTAAGTGGACTTTGGGACAGTACAGCAGACGCAATATTCGGCGCAGTATTAGGACAATCAGCTACATTAAGTTTTGAATATTCCCCTGAAGGAACAGGATCAGGCGCGGTAAATTATACTGGCGAAGGGATCCTTACTAACTATGCTATTTCTAGTCCCGTCGGCGATGTCGTCGCTTATTCAGCGGACATACAAATTTCCGACGCGGTCACAAGAGGTACCCACTAAATATAATTAAGGACGCACAATGAGTGAAAAACAAATTAGGTTAACTAGGGAAGACATCTTAGGTCTTCCTGATGTCCCTGAAAAAGAAATCAATATAGAAGAATGGGGCTTTACGATCTTAATTAAAGGCATGTCTAA